TGATCGTTCCCGCCCCAAACGCACAGACCGTGGCTGACTCCGCTGCATCCATCAAGCTCGCGGCGTTTGTTGCGTGCCCCGGTCCCTTGTAATACATGCCTTTGGTCGCGGCATTCGTGCCCAATTCGGGCAGCAGGAACCCCGCTGCGGGCGTGAAGCTACCGTTGAACAATGGATGCACAAACGTAGCGGTTCCACTCGGTGCCAAATACGCACCGTTCAGCAGATACCGCATGGACGGATCACTGAACGCCACGTATTGATACGTGACGCCCGTATTGTTGCTGTTCGCCGCCGTGCCACTGACGGAAAATTTGTAGCCGTTGGCGCCTGCATCGTGCGTGGTCTGAAATGCCCGAACGAAACTCCCCTTAATGGGCGTTTCCGTCAGTGGGTCATGTCCCGATAGACACGATGACCACCAGCGCGCACCACCCGTGCCCAAGCTGAGCGGTCGGATCCACACCCAGTGCGCCGGAAACTCCAGTGTGATGTCCTGACCAGTTCCATTGCCCACGTAGGTGCCCGCCATGACTTCTACCGGCCCGACACCAAACGACACTGCCGCTTGCCCAAACACTTGATCGTAGTAGGGGCTGTTGTGTGGTCCCTGCTTCGGTGGAAACTCAGGCGGATTCGCCATGGTCCCCACGTCTTCTCGCCCCCATAGGCCGACGTATTCTGCCGCCCCATAGATCAGATTGACTTCACGTGTATTGGCAACAGCGTCACGAACGTACTTGATTCCCACGGTAGTGAGATCCGGTGCATCAACCTGTCCACCCGCTGAATACAGGATCTGAGCCACCGCTGTGCTCTGTGGCACCGACCATGCGCCGGTCGAAGTAGTCACGTTCTGCATGACTGCCGCTGCCCCGTTGATCGAATACCCCAATTGCTCCGTAGTGCTGCTAGCGGTTTTGTGGAACATCGACAGTTGGAGCCCCGAGCAACCCAGCTGCCGATCTTGATAATCCGTAGTCAGGGCAATTGGAATACTCGCCAGTGCCGTCGTCAGGAAGTCCAATTGCCCGTTGACCGGCGTGCTATCAAGCGTCTGATACGCACCCGTCCACGCCCCATGCCCAGTATCGAACCCTGTCACGCGCAACGGGTAGATATGTGTGCCCTGCAGCCAGTCATCCCCGGTGAACAACTGCGGCTGTGTCTTGTTCGTCCAATCGTCGTAGTCGATCTCCAGTGCCGTGGACGGCGTATTCTCGTTCCCACACACGCTCAGCTGATGGTTCTGCACAGTATTCAGCAGACCGCCCGAACCAGATGGGAACGTGCCGCCGCCATACACTCGCAGTGCCCGCACGCCGTTGACGAACACCGCAATCCAGCCGTCACCCAACCCCAGCGCTGACGTAGTAGCGAACCCAACCAGAATATCGATCTTCACCCACTGGTTCAGGGGAACGCTACCCCCCGTCATGCCCAGTGTGCCGGGGAACGCCTGATTCCCTTTGTTGTAGAACGCAATATTGCCCTGTGGAGTCACGGACAGCAGACCCGCTGTTCCCGCTTCCGTAGTCCCCTTGCAACCCCAGAACATTTCATTGGCGGTTGGATACTTCCGCAACCGCACGTAGATCCGTTCCCACGAATACTTCGTCGGAAAGCTACCCGTTGTCGGCAGCGTCATGGTAACGAATTCATTCGCCGGGCTTCGCAACGCCAAGCCCATCCCATCCAGCGTTCGACTGGCATCACGAGTGATCCGTTGAGCCGATGCACCGCCTGTTACCTGATCACCATTGTTCGCTCGTTCAAACCCAACCATCCAGCGGTGTGTTTGTAGAGCTTCTTTGGTTGCCGGTCCCGCAGTCCCCCGTGACAAGAAAAACCCACGCCAACGGAGTGTGCTCGCCGCTTCACCCGTATAGGCCACCAGATTGTATTGCCCGGTGATCGTAAAGTTCGCCGGGATCACAGCACTCGCTACAGACACACTTTCAGCATCCCCAATCCCATACGTCGCAATACATTGATCCTGCCCCGGATCAATCCCTGCCGTCGTATCGAGCGGAGCGCTGTATGTGACTGCTGCGTCAGCAGGCGCTACCAAAATACCATCCGGATTTTCCGCTTGCAGCTGATTCGCCAGCGTCACATCCGTAATGAAGATCGAATAGTTATGTTCGTAAACAGTAGCCATTAGCTCGTTGGTCCCCGGCCAACGTAAACCGTCACGCTGCCCCCGGTGCTCAGGTTTGGACCCGGCACAGGAGCACCACCCAGCACATCATTGCCAAGCGAACTTGTATTGAAGGCCACCAGCCCCGGCCGCTTCCGCAAACTCGATGATCCAGTTCCTGAATCAGAAATTGCGTTTTGCGCTTGGGTCAGCTGGTCATTCTCCAGATCCAGCGGATTGCGGTCAACATTGACACCGAGCAATCCCATGCTGCGAACGACTAGCGGCGCCATTACATGTATCCTTCGAACATGCCTTCAACAACTTCTTCTTCCTGCTCCTGCCGGGGCGTCAACGCCACCAGCAGCCCCTGTTTCTCCGTCGCATACACCGCCAGCCAGCCGGGATCCGGCACCCGGTTCACCGTATCCTGTTCTTTAGCCTTCGCGTACGCCACGCACCAAGCGATTAGCGCATTATCGCTTTCACCGGGGATCGGATTGTTGTCCGTATCCACCAACGTGGGCAGCGTGTAGACATACATGAACCGCAGGGGGATCGCGCTGCCGACCGGGGGCGCTCCAATCAGTGTGGGCGCCGCTACCGGGCTCCCGGCGTTCAAAATGTCATAGTAGATCGTCAGGTAGCTCCCGCTGTCCTGCAACGTCATGGCCCGAGCGGCTTGAAAATCCTGTGTGGACATCGCCTTGGGCTTGAAGTAGCGCACCAAGTTCCCGGTGACCCCCAAGTCTTCCGGTTCGATGTTCATGATTCGAAAGCAATCGGCCGGAATATTCGTAAACGCCGTCATGCTCGCGGACGTTCCAACGGGATACGTCGGCTGTCCGCTGAATCCCAAGCTCGCATAATTGGTCGAATCGACAAACCGTACGAAGTGACCTTGGTGCAGATCCACAATCGCTTTCCACAGATCCTTGGCCCCATTCACTAGCAGCTTGTGCAATTCGTCTTCCGTCCAGAAGGGCACTTCGATCCCGCTGGTGTTGGTGGTTGGTGCTACCGCCGCATCCCCCGCCAGTCCTGTGTCATTGAAAGTCACGGCACCCGTGGTGCTGCCGATCAATCCAACCGTTGTAGGACTCACACCATTCGTAGCACTTCGATAGATGTTATATCCCGTGGCATTCGGCACCGCCTGCCAGTTGATCTGGTTGTAGTTCAACGCGGTCAGTGTCGCCGCCGCATTCGTGATCGTCGTTGTTTGACTCGCTTCCGAATGCCCACTAGCATTCGTCGCCACAATCAGATAACTGATAGTTGTTGCATTCGATGCTCCCTGCGGAGCCACCAAGGGCGCTGCCGGTCGCGTCAACGCCAACGTCTCCATCAGCCGTGCCCGCGCTTGCTGCCGTAGCTCAAACATCGTGGTCGCCATGGTCTACACCTTCCACTGACGGGGTTTGCGCAGTTCGCCCTTATGAGAAGGCTCTGGCGCGAAGTTTTGCATCCTCACCGGCTCAACCACCTGTTCCTGATTGCGCCGAACGGTGCCCCACGCCAAAACCACCAGCACCAACAACAGCACCAATAGTTTCAAACGCAGGGCATCCATACTAGTTCGTGGTCGCAATCGCCAGACCCGTCGTTGTGCCGATCTTCTCGTAGGCTTCAACGTGGAACTGACCCGCTGGTCCCGCTGTGTTTGCCGTGACCAGGTTTTTCCCAATCGCCAACGGCACACCTTCTGGACCGAAATCGATCACATATGGTGTGGCCTGTGACGCCGGAATGAGCCCAACCAGCACCGGGGTGCCCGTGGTGTCCTTGATCGTGATCGCCTGTGCCGCCACAACATCCGGCACATACGTGATCTTCTGGATCCACAGCTGATGCCCCGCCGACCGCACCGTGATCAGCGTCTGCGACGTATCCGCCGCTAGCTGATTGACGTTCGCGTTGCGGCTGGTATGAAACCGCTGAAAATGTCCGTAATCTCCGAAAGGCATGTGAGTCTCCTAAGCGAGTGAGGGAGCCCCGCCGCTCCCCACTCACATGATTTACAGAATCGTGACAACGCCCGCGATGGGCCGAATGGTGTACGTGATGTTGTAGGTAGTTTCCGTCAGAGAGCCAGTCGGCTGCAGCTTGTAGGTGACGACGTTCGCCACTGACACATCAGCCGTGAACGATAGCGTCAACGTGCCCGCTGACACGCTCTTGGCTTCGTTCGCCGCCACATACGTGATCGCACCGACCACCACGGTCAGCTTGGCTTCCGCTGAATACGTGGCGATACCCGCAATCGTCTGATGATCCGTACCGTCCGATGCCTTGATCAAAAACTCAATGACACCGCCGATGACACCAGCGGCCGGAACCGGCACACTGAACAGCCCCGTCGCGGCGCCGTCCACAATCGTCTTGGCCGTGGGGTTGAAGATCTGGCGTACCGTGCCGTTGGTGTCCGTGATGCTGCCAATGGTCTTGTTGGTCAGCGTCTGCGAACTGGAAGCGTCGATCACTTCCACTTCCGTGGTCCCGCTGCCAGCCGGAACCATTTTCAGCTTGTTGTCATCGGAGTCAACGTAGATGGGGGCGCTGGTAGGAGTCGCGTTGCCGATGATGTCTTTGGAGCGGGAGATATTGCGAACAGACATTGCTAGTTTCCTTGTGCGTGGAGCCGGGGGATGATCCCCGGCCCATGCCGCACTGAGAATTGGTAATCGCGGATCATCCCGCGTGAACTACTAGGCGCCGACGATAACGAAACCGGACATCTGATTCGCCGCCAACGTGAGCGTCGAACCCGTGCGCGTGGTGTTCTCGGTCACCGTGATCCCGGTGGAGAGCGCTCGCCCATCGGGGTAAATCTCGAACACGTCACCGGCCACGGTAGCCGCAATGGCGATATCCTGCGTGCCGTTGGTGCCCGCCGTGGTCGCGTGGTTCGTGAGCTTGAAAACCGTCTCCGTCGCGCCCTTCTTGAGCAAGTAGAGCGCAAAGAGGGTGCTCGCACCCGCCATCAGGATCTGATCCGCCGTGTTGCCGCCGTCCGAACTGTTGATCACGCCGTCAATCGGCAACAGCTGAAGATCCGGATTGCGCTTGTTCTGAGCCAGATACTGCTTGAGCGCCAGAAACGCATTCTGCGTCACCGGGTTCGCGCCCTTGCTGGCGACGTTGATGTTCGACAGGTAGTTCTTGACCTTCTGCCAAACGAGATTGCCCGACTGTCCTGAAAATGCCATGGTCGTGTGTCCTTCGCCGTGCGGTCGCTCGCTAGCCGGTAATGACTATGCCGGATCCGCCCGTGCTTCCAGAAGGATGCTTCGTGGATAGTGGCGCACCCTTGGTTGCCACTCCGGAGCTTGAAATCCGTTGCCCCGTTCGCCGCTTGTAGAGATCCCATGCGAGATCCGCTCGCTGCATCATGTCATCGCGCAACGCCGCTCGCCGGGCCTTCTCTTCTGCAGCTTCCGCTGCGTCCTGCTTGTCCGCGAACTTCTCACCACCACCATGCGCCCAGATATCTCGCGCCTGCAAGCTGGCAATGATGTTGTCAATCGACCAGCTACCGTGCGAGTGCCGCAGGATGATCGTCACCGGCGCCCATCCCCGCCCCAGACACAACTTGGTGTCCGGCTGCGTGACGGTATTCTCCAGCGCCTTATCCGCAGCGGGTGCGCGGAGCCGTCGCCGCCGAGCCAGCACATACGCATACGGCACGTGCCGACTGGGAAACACGACAAGCTCCGCGTCATAGTCGAACAGCCGCTCCAACCAAAATTCCGGGGGCACTGCCATGTGCGGCATGCCTTCCGGAAAGTAGTTGACGCCGATGAAGCGGTTGCGCGCCACGTTATTCGTTCCGATCCGTCATGCCCTGTCCATTGACCGCTGCACGCACGCCTGCATCGAAACTATTGCGCGCCTGTGTCTTGCGTCCACGGCCCCGAACTTCCACGCGCTCCCCCGGCCCCAGTTCGTCTTCCATGAGCACCTTGAGATCCACGCGCGAGATCGCATCGCAGTGGGCGTTCCACTCCGCTTTGGTCAACATCTCGCAGTTGTCCCGATCCACCACCCCGATCAGGTAATCACCACCCGAGATCGCCGGGTTGTTGGGATCCACGCTCCCCATAATCGGATTCTGGTTCTTCGCGTAGTTAATCGTCACGGACGGCAGAAACCCCGGCCCTGACTTGATCGTTGTCTCCTGCCCATCGAACTTGACGGTCAGCGAAACGGGCGCCCGGTTCACCACCGGCACCATATCCTGAAAAACTCCAAACCCCATCACACACTCCCCCTTCTTCTGCGGTTGCTACTTCTTCAGAGCATTGGCAATCGCAATGATCGCTTCAACGCCTTCGACAATCGCTGAGCGCTCATGCCCTTCCAGTTCCGGCAGCGCCAGCACATCTTCGAGCTTCTCGTCTCCGGTGCTATTCGACTTCTCCGCGTCCACAATCCCCTTCACGATGATCGGGTGCAGGACTTCTGCAAGCGCCGGGATCAATTCCAGCACCAGCGGGCCAACGACTTTCACAATCTCCAACCACTTCAGCGACTGCTTCTCCATGACCGTATACCTCAAGGGGCTGGAAGGCTCTGCACCTTCACAGCCCCAGACCGAACTACAGATCCTTCACGACCACCAGCGTCTGACCCGTCACGCCATCCCAGCGGGCATCGAGCCCCGGATTCTTGGCGAAGTACTGCTTGCGGCAGAAGTACGTCGCTTCGTAGGCATGGCGCGCGTTTGCGCCGGAACCGTCTCGGATCCACACCAGCCCGTCACGGTCCATGAACTTGCCAGACTCCGCAACGTAACGTTTGAACCCAGACTTCTTGGTGTCAAGGAAGTAAACCTGAGCCAGACCAATCGTTCGAATGGCCTTGATCGGGATGCTCCCGACCGTCAGATCCCCCTGCTTCATCGCCGCCGTGCCGCCATCGGGCTTCGAGAGATCCGAGCCCGTGTAGCGCCGGTCAGCGTCAAGCAGCTTGATATACTCCCGACGCACTGAGTGATGCATCAGGATAAGATCGATCACGCCGCCGAGCTTCTCGTACACCACGTCGCACGTCCGCTGTGCCACGTCCAGCGACAATGCACCGACACTCGCCACCACATACGACGCCAGTGACGGCGTGGCACTGCGCGAAATGCCGAAGTAGTTGTCCCGGTTGGTGCCGTCATCGATCAGCGCCGGAAGACCCCAGAACGCCTTTTCGTAGGCCGTGTCCTGAATGTCCGTGACGCTGGTGCTCGCCGCCATGACCACTTGATCGCTCGCCGTCCACGTGGGATCCGCTGCGAACGTCACGCTGGTGCCGTCAGCCGACGTGCTGAGCACCTGTTTCACGTTGGTTCGCAGGGCACCAGTAGCGGGATTGACCGCCGCCAGAAACATGCCCACGTCAATGAAGCGGTTACCAAAGCTGGTGCCGCTGATGTTACCCGGCCCGGTCAGCGTGGTTGTCGCACCGCTGGCATTGACGAGCGCCAGAATGCCACGACCGTCCATACCCAGCGCGTGCTCTTCCCGGCGCGAGATATCATCGACAAGGCGAGTCTTCTCGTCCGTCATGCCGTTCTTGAAACTCGCTTCGCTGGACACCAAGTCATCCATTGCCTCTTCCGTCATGCGGATTCGAGCAATGAGCTTCTTCATGTCCACCCGGCCCTGAGCATGGGTCTGGTTGCCAGCAACGGGATATGCGGAGTCTTCACCGCTGAAAAACGGCGAAGTGTTGCGGCCGAAGTGATGCGTGAACTTGGTGCCCAGTCCACCCTTCCAGTCAACCTGCTCAACCGGGAATTCCTTGGCGAGCGGGAACGAATTGTTCACGCCTTCCGAAACACCCGATTCGAACACGTCTTTGGCAAGGCCACTGAGCGCCGTGGTGTCAGCACCGACCATCAGCAGGCCAGCGTCAACCGAGAAACCATCGTGGAGAAACATCTTGTGCATATCTACCTGTTCTTAACGTTCGCCAAAAGCCCCGCCGTGAGCTTTGAAACTCGCCGCCGCTGCTTCTGCGAAGTCTTCATCTTTGGACAGGTCAAGCTTCTTGCCGCCCGCACCGACCACAGATCGGTCACGGGAGCTAGGAACCCGACGCATCCGGTTTTGTTCGTCAGCGAGAGCCTTACGCCGTCCCGGCTCCACGAAGTCTTCAACAAACTCTTTGACGAATTCTTCGATCAGCTTCTGGTCACCCGCTTCGTGCCGCTGCAAAAACTCCGGGTTCGACCGGGCTTCGTTGAAGTACGCTTTCTCCAACCGGCCCCGCTGCCGATCCGATAGTTCGCCGCCGAGCGCTTTCTGCATCCCCGCAGTCACGGCATCCAGCATCTTGCGTCCGTGAGCCTGCCAGTGATGGTTGGTGACTTCTTCCAGCCGGTCAGCGTTTTCTGCCAGTGAAAGAAGCTTGTCGATCTTCGCGTCATCGAGCCCGCCGAGCTTCGGATACAGCTGCTTGAAACGCTCGCGCACCTGTTCGTCAGCGACTTCCTGATCCGACTTCGGATTGACTCCCGCCAGTGCTTGAACACGGCGCCGTTCTGATTCGAGATTGGCGCGTTCAGTCGCCAGATCCCGCTCATACTGCTGCCGTGCTTTTCGTTCTTTCGCCAGATCGCCCAGCACGCCTTTGAATCGGGGATCGTCTTCGAACTTCGCCGCAGGTTGCTTCGTCCCGCCTGCGTCCGGTGTGACTACCCCTGTTCCGCCTGCCGGTTGACCGTCCGCACCGGGTTTCGCACCATCGCTGTTGGGTGCCCCGGTTCCAGTGCCCGTTCCGCCGCCTGTGCCGCCGTCTCCGGGGGTATCAAGCATCAGTCCGAGCCCAGCGATATCAAATAGCCGCATTGTCTACTCCTTGTTTTACCTGCGGAGCGCAGGAACAATTGGCTGTTGGCATGCGGTATGCATGCCCTAGCCCCTTCTCTCTACCGCCGAGTATACCTACATTGGCACGAGTCTTGCAAGGTCAAGCCGCCTTGGCCCCCGGCTCCTGCTGGTCCTTATTACCAGCAGGGCCGCTGTTGTCGTTGCTGTTCTTCATGGCCCGGCCTGCCCCGGCAGGCTCCTTGGCTTCGGGCTTCTGCTTGGGGGGTGGCCCCGGCGTCACCCCTGTAGTCTGTTCGAAGTATTGCCGGACTTCGGGATCCTGCATCGCGTCTTCAGCGAACGAGAAGTTCACCTTGGGCGGCTCAGCGGGTGCCTTCGGCATGTTGGCGTTGATCTCATCCATGTGCGCGTTGAGTAGTTCAAGCGCCAAAGGATTCTCGCTGACGATCTTTCGAATGTGATCGTCATTCGCCCACTTCAAAAACTCCGACATATGCCGGGATGCATTCCACCACTTCATCCAGCGAAGCGGGGTAAGCTCCAGCATGTTGGGGGGCTGGGGCGGTTCGAATTCCGGCACCGGGGCTTCTGGATTAGCCTTGGCTTCGTTGATCGCCTTGGCGTGATCCATCGTCACGGCGTCGATGTCCTTTTCAAACTGCTGCGTCTGTGCCTGAAACTGCTGCACGAACACTTGCAGATTCTTGTCATCAATGATCCAGTCTTCGAACGCCTGTTGCTTCTGTAGCGCCGACTGCACGGCAATATCCAATGACGGCATCATGCCGGTTAGGCCGAACAACTTGAGCCCTTCGTATTGCGTTTCTGGATCCTTCATATCCAGCAGGCCCAGCGTATTGGCGTGCTCCACCGCAGCGCGCATGCCCAGATTCGTCTTGGGTTGTTGCGAGCCGTCTTCGATGACGACATTGACACTGCCCTGCAGTTGGGTGTTCTTGAAGATCTCATACGTCCACGTGCGCGCGGGCGTCATGGACTGGCGAACCCGCTCATCGGGTCCGAACGCTCGCTCCAATTCGATAGCGAACTTATACCAGTCCTTGTAGGCGTTGCCCCGCGACTTGAACACGCTGCTGAAGCGAGCCTGCGAACGCTCGATCAGCGCTTGGATCGCACTGAACGCTTCCACCCCTGCGGGCTTCTGACCCTTCAGAATATCGAACGTGCCAGACAACTCTTCGATGTCCCGCAGGTATTGCTCACGGAGCGCCATCAGTGACGCATCAATCGGCAGACCGGCTACACGTTCCGGTTTCGCGTTGCCGCCAACGGTCAGCGGATTCCATTTGATCACCAAACCGGGCATGCCGGTCAGTTTCTGGATCTCCGCACCCTTCGGCTCCAGCCATACGGGATTCGCCATGCGCTGCAGGCAGAGAAGGATCTGGCTATCCAGCTGGTTCAGCTGATCCTGCTTCTGGATGATCTGATCGAGCGCACCAGAACCCAAAATCCGCCCGCCTACATGCTCAAACGTCGCATGCGTGAAGGTGAATAGCGGCGCCCCTTCCGCATCCACATATGGCAGCGGGCCGGGCAAGCTCTCTTCATCGAGTCGCACGATCTTCGGATCCGCACCATCCCCAATCACTCGGAACACCAAACCATCCGGGTATTGCGCCGTAGGCTTCATCCAAACTTCGTATTCCGTGACGCCTTCATCATTGGAACCACCCCGCCCGCTGCCTTCACTCCAATAGATTGGGGTGATCCCCAGATCATTCGTCTGCACCAAGCTGGTGAACAGCGCCATGGAATGATCCTGCGGGGACTTCTGCCAAACGATGCTTTGCGCCAGCAACTGCATCTGCGGGTTGGGATGACTCTCGTAATACCGCTTCGTGCGCCACCGAGCCCGGCTCACATACGGCACGTCACCAAAGCGTGTGTAGGAATTCGGAAATGCAATCTCCAGCGGAGACAGCACCATGGTCGCCGGTAGACCCTTCAGGATCTGCTTGGTTGCCGGTTCGCCCGTCTCTTCATCCACGGCCGGTTCGAAATTCGCCGGTCCCGCCATTTTGCAGCTAGGGCAGATCGGTGTCGGCCCGGCCAGTTTGCTCTCTTCACTGACCGTCCCGCACGCCACACACTGCATCATCGCTACGGTGAGCATCCCGTGCTTCACGTCGTAATCCAGATACGAGTGCAGGAACGCATTCCCAGTCACCAGCAACCAGAAGTCAAACTCCGTCATCGCCTGATCCATGGCGTGCGTTTCGTGGAGCACCGGCGCCATTTTGTCCGCCGTAGCCGCTGCACTGACGTTCTTGGCATCCGTCCCATTCGGCCGCACGTTCACGTTCAAGTTGATACTGGTGAACATGGCGCGAATCGCCTGCACCGTCTCTTTGCACTTATTCGTGACAGGCCGGGGGATCCACGCGGCCATGCGCTTGTCCTTCCAGCCGCCGTACTTCTGCTGATACTCAATCCACTGGCGCCCGAGCACGTACCACAAATTGCGCTGCCACTGCCGCTCGAACACCCAACGGTTGTCATAGCACTCATGCTTCATGACTTCCCACATTTCGAGCAATTCAGCGTCATCGTAGCTACCGCTCACCGGCTCGCTACCCGTATCCACATTGCTCTTGCCCTTATTCGGCTGCATCACCGTGTTGGGATCGAGCGGGGCTTTTGTTTGTCCGAATGCCATGAATACCTCTACTGAACGAGTTTGCCGTGCTGAAGCAACCGGCCTTCAGAATCCCAATCGAGCCCCATGGCCTTGGCGGCTTCGTCGCCAATATCATCGAAGCTGACGGTTTGGTTCAAGAGTGTTTCAGTGGTGATCAGCGGGGCGGCTGTCTCCGTCTTCGCAATCTCCAACACCGGCAGCTTGATCCCCATGTAGTTGTTGATCAGTTGAGCCCGCTCATACTCCAGCTGCGTCAACCGAACCTGCATCCACGAAATGGCGGCATCCTGTGCGGTGATTCGCTGGGCCAACGTTGCCGCCGCCCCTTCTGCCCGCGCCTTCTCTGTCATCAACCGCTCGAATAGTGTTCGTTTAATCCACATATCTCCCCCTCATTGGCCGTAACGTTACGGCCACTACGACAGCCAGTTTTGAACCTGATCGGGATCGCCGTAGAAATCACCCAGCGGATAGTTCGCATCTTCCAGCGGCAGTTCGTCTTCACCCTTCTCCTGCTGCTTGTTGTATTCACGCATGCGAAGGATATCGGCTTGCTCCCGCTCGCCCAGCGCGTTCCAGCGCTTCTGTTCCCGGTCGCGCTGCTGTTCGCTTTTCCCGCTATCTACGTCTTCCGGCAGTTCCGGCCACGCCATGATCGCGTAGCGCAGGGCATCGGGCAGTTCGTCCTTGTATTTGAAGACGTTTTCTACCAGCCGCTTTTCCCCCGTGCTGGGCTTCGTATTATCCGCGTTGCGATACGCCCGCATTTGTTCAATCGTGCGGGGCACCCGATACGTGAAATACAACTGGTTCGAATACATCCAGCTTTGGACCCGCTGGATGCCAATCTGGTGCTTGTTCTCAGCCGGGATCACCCCGATCCCCCGTAGTCCCCACTCCAGCCGCAGGTTCGCTTCGTTCTTGTTCGCCGCGTATTTCACATCCCCATATCCAGACACCTTGAACTGTCCGGTGATCGGTGCGATGTGCTGACTGATCGCCTTACGCCGCTCCAAATACTCGTCTACCACCACTAGGCCCTTCGGTGTAACGACAACGAGCACAGCCCCAAAAGGATGATCCACACCGCTATCCAAGCCGACAAGCACAGTGCGATCACGATGGATCGCGGGCCACTCAGGTAGGATTTTTCGGATCTCATCGTCAGTCATCAACGTCTGCTTCTCGATCAACGTGTAGTCGTAGATCAAGCCGCTCGCGTTCTTGCGCTCCCCCCGGTATTCTTGTTCGTAAAACGCCAGTGCCTGCCCGCCGTTGGCTTCCGCCTGAGCCTTGACACGTGCGAGCTTCTCCATGATCTGTGCGCTGGAGCGGAACAGCGGGTTCTCTTCCGTCCACCAGCGCGCATACCAGTAACCGGGCTCCTTATAGACCGCTGCCCGCTTCTCTATCTCGTCATACGTCCAATCGAATCCAAGCACCGTTGTAGTGGCAATGATAATGCCGGATGATTTGAGCAACGTGGGCTTGAAGACGTTGTAGCCACGTTCTGGGCACTGAGCGGCTTCGTCAAACCAGCCGCCTTTGAGTCCTTGGGGTCCACGGGCTCGTTCAGGATCTTCA